ATGTAAATGTACTCAATACATATGATCCTTCATTTAAAAGGACATTAGAGAACGTTGCAACGTTATTGACAACCGGAACTTTAATATCTTTTAGTGTAACATAACGATAAAGAGTTTTATCGTAATTAGTTACAAATCCAGTTCCTGCTTTCAATTTAATTGAAGCGGGTCCTGAAACTGGAAATGTAACAGAAAATCCAAGTTCTGCACTTGGTGATGTAATTGATTTGGGAGTATATCCTAATTGCTTCGCTAACGATACTACGTTGTCTCTCAGCGTTGCTGAATCTAGGAATAGTTCATTGACTACCATATTGGCATTAAATGCCGTGTAGTACGTATTGTATGCCAATACATCTAACAACTGACTTAATGCAGAACCTTCAAAATCATAATCGGTAAAATCCGATTGTGATCTCATGTAATCTTTGAGAGTACTCTTGATTTCGGTGAAATCTAGATTGTTTAATTGAGTATATGGCATTATCTCGTCCTAGACAGGAAGAACTCTATTTGAACAGGTGGGACTTCTGTTCCTCTTATCTCATACGTCATTTCAACATCTAAACCGTTATCTTCAAAGTTGGGAATACAACTAATAGATGTTACGGCGATTCTAGGTTCGTATTTTGCTAGAGACAATTGCATATTTCGTTTAATAATACCTGCAACTGCATAGTCTAAAGGTTCAAACAAAAATGATCTAATGTCTGAACCATAATCAGGATTAAATAAACGCTCACCCTTATTTGTAAGTACTAAATTAACAATTGCTTGTTTAATTGCAGCATTATCTTTACTGACAACTACATCGTCAGTAACAGGGTGTTTTTTGAAAGTAATATTGACATCTCTAAACGTGAGATTAGAAGTTGCCATTAAGAGTATACGGAGTCAATAGTTATTTAGCGATATCTTCCAATGGTGGAGCTGAATCTTTAGCGAGATCTTCCCAAATTATATTCCATGAAACACTAATCCTACACTCGTCTCCATTATGTGGAGTTACGTAATGAGGTAACCAACTTTCAAAAACTAAACCTTCACCTTCACTTGCCTTAAAATTCAAAGTTGGCATTTCAAACGTACTACCCATAGCTCCTGCTCTTGTATCAGGGAATGCAATTGATCCGGATTTTTCATCGCAAGTACTCGGCACCTTTACATAGTAAACACCACTTAGACGGAAACCAGGATGACTATGGTAGTTTGAATAACCACCTTTAGCTAGTTTTATTGCCCAAGTTTCTAGAATATATTTTTCTTCAAATAGATCACGTCCTGCAAACGCACTACATGCTCCTATAATCATAGCATGTAACTCTTTAGACCAATCATAATCTAAATTTGATAAATTAATATCTGAGTGCCACCCATGTCCACCTAAAGAAAATGTTTTATTATCCGGATTTTTTTTACTTTGCTCAATAACATAGTTAGCAATTTTCTTATTCATCTTCTTAAAATTAAGATCATTACGAAATGCTAGAAGTTGAGTAGGAAAAAACTGCTTCTTATCAATTGATAAACCTGGAGTACTTGTCATTGACTCCAACGTTCTACAAATTCACCAATCGCACTATCTGGATTAGGATACAACTCTTCCTTACGCTTATTCCTATTTCGTTTTGATGCCATGTCAAGATACTTGTCACTATCAGTTTCAGTGATGAGAGTCATTCCTTCATCAATAAAATCTTGCCCTTTATCAACTTTATGATGATTACCCATTGTAGCTCCAGTGTTTGTTTGGTTGTTCCCACCAGAAGTGTAAGTCTTCTGTGTTGTCGTCATAATATTCAGATACTAATTCGCTTTTAAATTTACTATGAATGTTTTCACACAATGAAAGAGTATGATAATTCTTGTCTGAAAACTTCTCCATCGCTTCTGTGATCCAAGTATAGTTACCCCCACGGATAACTCCCGCTTCACATAGGATAAAGTTATCCCAGTCTAATACCCAATCCGCATAATTCAATATAAAGATGTCCTTATACGGATCTACACCTTCATCAGGAAACGGAACGTTCACTGATTCAACATGAAAACACTCTCTATCCATGGATAATCCATGACAAAGGTGCTGGGTTACAATACTAGAATAATCAGGAGAAATACAAAGTAAACATGTCTTACTAGGATGAATATCCCAATCGGACATCTTCACCTTATATATCATTTCCTGAATTAATGCCATCTCCTTATCTTGGGAGATAAACAATAAGTCTCGGCGCTTCGGCGTTTTGAGACTCACTTACCCTGACCGCGATAACGCTTCTTAGCGCCATTACGACTCGTAGATGAATACTTCGTATGCTTTCCCATACCTTGACGACTTCTCTTCGGTTTTGCTTCAATCTCTAAAGTACCCGATAGTCCTGATTTTGCTTTTGCCATGAATTAACTCTTAGTACCAATGATTATTGTAGGATAGATTGTAAAACCTGTCAAGGGCCTAGGATTAGGTATCCCGCCTACGGCTTGTACCGCATCGCCACTGACAGGGACTAACACCTTATCCATGTATACGCCACGTGCTGCTGGGTTCTGTACACCCACAATACCTGTACGTACCAATGGTGGTGGTAATGGTGGAATTAGATTGTCCCACGTGCCCGGTACAGGCAACGGAGGTAGTGCAGGGTTCACTATAATGACTGGGAGACCTGCAGGTACTTCCTTGGTGGCACCTGTACGTATTGTAGGAAGTGGTGTAGGGTAATTTGTAGCACCCTGAATAGGATATGGTGGATACTTTGAATTTGCTTGCTCTGGTATAACAGAAGCTGAATCAATTGCAGATCCATCTACAATCATACCAGGTGTTATAAAATCTACACCCGGTACTGGCGGTGTATCACTCATTCCTTAACTCCTCTACTGCTTTGTACAAATCATTCAACGTCTCCGCCAAAGTCAGATAACTCTGGGATGACGGTGGCTTGTACATTAATTGGGGGTTCTCTAAGTTGGACACCCTCTGCTCCACCATCGTCAACCTCTTGTGCAGCTCTTGGAGTTGATCGTTGAACTTCTGCGTTGTTGATTGGTTCTCTTGAGTCATTGTCTAATCCTGAAAATCTTTTTGCTGCTGCTCCCTCAAATTGATCGCAGAAGGCATCAAAGTTGTTTAGAATCTCTTCATACACATTACGATCCTGCAACGTTCAACCTCCCAGATACTTCAGGGTAATTATTTAATGGATCCTCCCCATCGGGAAATCTCATTGCTCCTTCAAGTTCAATTACTTTCGCTTCCAATCCTACAAGACGCTCCGCAATCTCTTGGATTACATCTGCCATCTTATTGATCTGTTGCTGTTGTACTGCTAACTGAAACTGGGCGTCCTTCTTCAATGGATTATTCATATCCTCTAGAACAGTCTCTTCAGTGATAACGAGGTTTTCGGTCATTTTTTTGCTGGGAAATTTTTTTGGGTTTTGAGGTTTTTAAAAAACCATTTTCAAAATATATTTATCTGTCGCTAGGATACTTTTGTAGGTTAGGGACTTACCGGTTTTTGCTGGAACCGCCAACCCCCTGCCCAAAGTGTGATATCATGGGGGACTGCCTCAAGCGTGGCAACCCTCGGGCGCGAATCCTGTGAGTTGGCGGTAGGCGTAAGCAAAGCGCAGCGCCTTCTCTTCTACAGGGCGACCCATGCGACCGGTCATCTCACAGCGTGGCATGCCATCACAGTCGTAATGGAATTTCACGGGTGCGTTGGCGTGGGACTGACCGATCCAACCGTCTGCCCATACCTGAGGTTCGCGCATGGTCTGCTTGGCATCAGCGATCACTCTCTCCAACACAGACAGAGGGAGAACGAACCACTCGCCGCCACCCTCCTGCTGTGTGTAGAATTTACGGTACTCAGCAGGCACAGCGTGATCCATGCTATGCAGTGTGCTGTATCCCATCTCCTGCAATGTGCTGTGCAGGTCTGCCTCTGCCTTGCCCACGTTGCACACGGTCATCAGGGCATGGAAGTACGTGTCGCCGTCGTTGCTGGTCTGGTGATTGCAGAGCACCTTGTATGCTTCTGCCTCGCCACCTGATGCGAGACCAACCTTGACTGCAACCCACTCGGTGTCGTTTGCTGTGATGACATTGCTCCGGGACATCATGAAATAAATGACGCCCTCGCCCTTGGGTTGCTTGCCAACCTGCTTGCCCTTCTTGGTCTTGGTGGCGAAAGTGT